GTTTGTGCATTTACACAAACGCGAGCAACTGGCCTTGCTGACAAAAAGATGGTAAGTGATACCATTGATGAATTCATCAATGAGGTCACTACCAAAAAAGAATTCAAACCCGATGTCTTCCTTCAGGAAGCCATCGAGTTTGTATGCGAAGAGATTGCCGTAAACGCGCAAGGGTACTCACCTCACTTTAGAGTGAGCATGAGTACCTCTGCGTGTACGGAAACACGTAAGAAGGATGAGGGGAAATTTGGCCATTTGAAGCAGAGGTTTCGAAATGGTGATATTCCCCCTTTACCGAACTTTGGTCCTGACAACGCGGGAGGCCAGATTGGAAATCTGGTCTTCCGCGAAGGCAGGAAAATGATCAGATCTAGTGACCCGTCCATTTGGAAAACAAATGTGGCGGGCATTAGAGAAAACGGAAAGTGTAGAGTGGTTACAGCCGGTTCCTTTTACAAGGATGCCGTGCTGCAACCATTCTCACATATGACTATAGAGGCCGCGAAATGTGTCCCACTTTTGAGGGATTCATTCCGGGCCGCAAGACTTGGTTATAAGTTCGTCGAATCGATCAATCATCTTGATCCGGTTCGAGGAGAACTTTTATTTGAAGAGGAGGTCTACGCCGCTTCGTTCGATTGGACGAAAGCGACGGACAGACCGACTCACGAATCTGCACATCTAACGATGGGTACACTCTTGAAAAAGATGAACACACCGAAGGATGTAATTGAAGACATATTATCAATTTGGCCAGGCCAAAAGGATATTTATGTCAATAATCAATACAAAGGTCGAATGATCAACGGGATCCCCATGGGGGACCCGTTGACAAAGACCAACTTATCTATGGCCCACCCCATTTGCGAACGTTACGCAAATGTTGTGGTCGGTAGACTACCGGGAACGGGGGCAGGTAACGGCGATGATGGCATCGAAGTTAAATGCGGCCCGAAAGCTAAAGATTGGATAGCCGCATTCCTAGAAGCTGCGAGGCAACTAGGATACGACTTATCCGAAGACGACTACTTTGTAACACGTGACTGGTTCACGTATTGCGAAGAAGTTGCAATGATTCCGATTGACAGGTTTCATACGGTGGCAAACGCCAACCGTTTGAAAACTGACAAATTAATGCCGTATCTTGACGTGCCTAAATTTAGGCTCGTCATAGATACAAAGAAAGACAGAAGAGACTTCTCATCCGATCCTAAGGGGAAATACACCCTCTTAGGAAAGGACATGGAGTACGTAAGAAAGGGCGGAGAACGCCACGTACAATTTTTGTACGGGGTGGTATCCGCCTGCCAAGACGTCTGTCTTGGATTAGCATACCAGAAAAATCCGGTATATATTCCAAGACAGGTATTCGGTATTGGCAAGATCCCGACTAACTGGTCCCCAGTTAGTTGGGCTAATGCCATAATGAGTCAGAAAACTCACCCAAGGAATGTGTCGTACACAATCCTTAGGGAGTTAGTAGGAGAAAGAGAGAGTTGCTTGACAAAACTCCGAGGAGTTATGTCAAGTAACACTCATTTTGATAACGAATCATACCTGGAAATAAAAACTATTCCAAGTGATGATCCGATCAAGAAATTCGTGGCCGTGAGGGCAGACCAGTGGGGATTATTCCCCGCTGGTGTGATCCAAAGGTTGAAAGGAAACAACAGATTGATACCTGAATCAAAAATTCAGGCATATTATCTGTTTCAGGAACGCATAAAAGAACTTTCTCAGGACAAACCTGAGAATGATCTTTTTGAAACGATCAAAGGTATGTCCCACCTTTTGGACACAGCAACAAGTGCTGATGTACAAAGGGTGGCACAAAAGATGAAGAAATTCTCAAACTCTCCTTGGACACTCGGTGTCGAAAGAGAGGAGGATTTATATCCGAATACAGTGATAAGTGTTCTGGAGAAATCTAACCCTCTAAGGGTTGATCTCCCAGAATTCACCTATCTCGAAAGGTTTAACAAACCTCCACCTGTTGATACCCCTTTTGAAAGGGGAATGAACAGGTTGGAGGATTGGTTCTATGAAAATTATGAAGCCATATTAGATGGTAGGGAATACACCCTACCACCTACTGACGTCATAGAAGATGATCCGATAATCATATTACAAGCAGACAGGTCTGCTTGTGAAGTGATTATCGTAATTACGAATGATGTGAAACTTGTTAAGCTTGCGGTTAACAAGATTCCATCAAAAGACATATGGAGGGTTTCCGTTGAGGACTGGTTAAACCACGACCTCGACGAGAACTCTTTCCGCAAAGCACTCGAAGAACGTCTCGGGAGCACTTCGATCGAATTTATTGTCGATCAAGGTGCTCTGGAGACGTATCTAATGAAGACCGATATTGACGAAACCAGGTATCCTGATTTCGCAAGTCCGATCGAACGTACGAAAGTACGGTCTCAGGCCGATATATACGACGTATATACGGCACCGAGACCGTTGACTGGTGAGAACATCTTCGAAATCGTAAAGATTCCGATGTTTGCTCTCACACGTAAACGTAGAGCATTGCCACGTACCTAAATGGTACTTAGTGGTGCTCTAATGCGCTGGTATCCACACTTCCGAGCGATCGGACGGTTAGCAACTTTGCAGCCGCTCCGTAGCGATCGGTTCCTCTCGAAAGGG